TGCGGCGGTGACTCCTTATATACAGCCGTTGCCGATTAATCTGCAGGCGGGTTTCAGCGGGTCGAGCGCGGGCGGGGCGTCGGGGGTGAGTTACGGCGAGGGCGGGACGCCCAGACAGACGAGTGCGGCTTCGGCGCAGCAGCAGATTACGGTGCAGGTGCAGGCGATGGATAGCCAGTCATTTCTCGATCGGAGCAACGACATCGCGGCGGCGGTGCGGAAGGCGATGCTGGAGACGTCGATTTTGAATGACGTGATTCGGGAGGTGTGAGATGCCGTTAAGAATCCCCTCCCTGACGGTCGGGGTTCGGTTGGGTGATCAGGAGGAGACATGGCTAACTTTCCGGCGCTGAAGACGGGGGCGGTGGCGCAGTATGGGTCGGACCGGTCTGGAAATTTTTCTACACAGGTGCTGCGGTTTCTCGATGGGAGCGAGCAGAGATTCGCGGGGTATGGGACGCTGCTGTTGCAGTGGGTAATCCGGCTGGATCTTCTCGATGAATCGGAGCTGGAGAATCTGGAGCTGTTTTTTGAGAACGAGGGCGGGCGCGCGGGGACGTTTTCATTTACCGATCCGTGGGACGGAACGGTGTATGCGAGCTGTAGCTTCGGGAGCGACACTCTGGCGCTGGGGTTTCAGGAAATCGCGCGCGGGCAGACACAAGTGGTGGTGAAGGAGAACTGGACCTGATGCTGGTGTTTCCACAACTATCGACAGGCGCGCCGGCGCTGTATCCGCTGACGAAGACTTCGCGGCAGAGGACGGTGGTCAATACGCTGGGAGATGGAAGTATCGTCGTTTATGCCGATCCGGATGCGGCGAGCCTGGGATGGGAAATGCACGCGAAGGGATTGACAGCGGCGGAGTGGAACGCGATCGAAGCGCTGTTTGAGGCGACGGCGGGCATGTGGCAATCGTTCACGTTTCTAGATCCGGTGGGAAATTTAATCGCGGAAAGCGAGGATTTTGGCGCATCGGCGTGGACCAACGGAGCGTTGATCGCATTGACGAGTGGAGTCGCGGATCCGCTCGGCACTACGCGGGCGACGCAGGTGGTGAACGCGGGATTGGCGACGGAAGCGGTAGCGCAAACGCTGGCTGTTCCGGGGAATTTCCAATACTGTCTGAGTGTGTGGGCGCGGACCGACAGCGGGACGGCCGTAACGCTGATGATTGGAAGCGCCGCGAAAACCTTTGTGTTGGGAACGTCCTGGACGCGCATTTCGCTGGCGGTGAATCAGGGGTTGAGCACGGAATCGGTGACGTTCGGAGCGCAGTTGAGCGCGGGCGGAACGGTCGTCTTTTTCGGGATGCAGGTGGAGGCGCAGGTGGCGCCTTCCGACTATAAATTGACCGGCACGACGGGCGGGGTTTACGCGAATGCACGATTCGGCGCGGACACGTTCACGGTGACGGCGCAGGGAACAGACGTCTATGACGCGGTCATACAGATCGTGAATATGGAGAACTAATGGGCAGCACGATCGACGTTCTCAAAGAACAGCAGACACCGACGACACCGCTATTCGTGATCGACTGCGTGCTCAGTTCCGGCGCGACGGAGAGTTGGGGGACGCACGCGGCGACGTTCAACGGGACGGCGTATGCGGCGCGATTGTTGAGGCACACGCTGTTTCAATTGACGACTTCATCGACGGATGGATTGGATGGCGCGACGCAAATTGCACTGACGCTGGCGAATGCCGATTCTCATTTTTCAGAGATCGAGCGAGAGACGGGATTCAAGGGCGCGCAGGTCACGATCCAGTTTCTGTTTTACGATTTCGTGGCGAATCTGCCGGCGTCGGAATCGCGGGTGGTGTTCCGGGGGATTTGCAACTCGCCGGATGAGATTACGGAGTCGGCATTTCGCGTGACGGTGATGAACCGGCTGAATCTGCAACGAATTATTTTGCCGGACACGAGGATCGAGCGGAGCTGCCCGTGGTTTTTTCCATCAACCTCAGCGCAGAGGCTGACGGCGCTGACGGGCGGCGTACAGGGGGAATATTCGGCGTTGTACAAATGCGGCTATTCGCCGGATCAGACGGGGGGCGTGGGAAATCTGAACAGCGGCGTGCCGTTTACGACTTGCGATTACACGCGGTCGTCGTGCACGGCGCGGGGGATGTTCAGCACCGATAGCTCCAGCAACGTGACGGCGCGGTTCGGCGGGATTGAGTTTGTTCCGACGCAAATTCTGGTGCGCGGCTACGGTGAACGGGGAACGCAGCTATCGCCGCTGCTGGATAATCTGGCGCTGTATAACGATTTCGTGCCGCTGGTATACGGGACGGCGTGGTACATGCCGCCGATTGTGTTCTCACGCAATGACGGCAATCTGACGCGGATGGAAGTACTGCTGGGAATGGGCGAAATCTCCGGCGTGATTCAAGTGCTAGTGAACGACGTCGCGATTCCGGAGGCGCAGAACGGCATTAACATGACGGCCACCGGCTGGTATTCGCTGATCAGCGCGGGGAGCCGGAACGGGAGCTTCGATCCAAATTTTACGGATAGCGTGGGGAATCCACTGGGCGATCCGTATGGGAGCCTGGCGTACCTGAGCGTGGTGACGCCGAATGCGATCAGCAACGGACAAGCGGCGCCGACAATTCAAGTGCTGATCAATGGGCTGATGCTGGAGCAGTTCGATTCGACGGGGACTTCGCTGGGTGAGTCGTTCACGAACAATCCGGCCTGGGTGCTGCTGGATGTTCTGCGAAGAAGCGGCTGGCTGACGACTGATATCGACCTGACGAGCTTCGCGACGGCAGCGACTTATTGCGCTGCGCCCATCACGACGACGGACCTTTACGGGAACACGACATCGACATCGAGGTTCAAGTGCAACCTGGTGGTGCAGGAACGAACGAGCGCGGCGGAATTGGCGAAATCGATTCGCAACGCGTCGTCGCTGATGCTGAGCTACGATACCTCCGGATTGTTGAATCTGAGGGTCGAAAATACGCTTGCGTTGCAGCAACCGACTCCGCCCGATGGGACGAATAGCACGGAGACGCTGAATGGGGGATGGCCTTCCTACGAGTTTAGCGATGGGTCGGCGACGTTCTCTGGGATTTTGCGGGATTCGAGCGGAAAGCCAGCGATCCGGCTGTATTCGCAGAACGGGACATCGACGACAAATCAGCTGACGGTAGAATTTCAGGATGAATTCAATCAGTTTCAACAGGACAGCCTGACGCTAATCGACATCGCCGACTCACTGCTGACGGATCGGGTGGTGACCGCGCCATTTCCGGGAGTGGGGTTGCCGAATTTCGATCAGGCGACGCGGATGCTGCAATTGCAACTCAACAAAGCGATCGTGGGATACACGCTGGTGGAGTTCAGCACTTCGGTAAAGGGCATTGGAATCGCGCCGGGCGATCTGATTACGATCACCTATCTAAAGGAAGGGCTGGAGCGGCAACCTTTTCGAGTAGTTGCGATGGCGCCTGGACAAGATTACCAAACGGTACAGATCACGGCGCAATGGCATGAGGACGATTGGTACACGACGGGCGGCGCGAATTCGACTGGCGGAGGGATCTACGCGAGTAATCAGGGCGGATTGCCGCGGCCGCTGGTGGGCAGCGTGGTGGATACGCATGGGATCGAACAGTTCGGGATTACGGAGACGGCGATTCAGAGCGGCGACGGGAGTTTCACGATTCAATTGGCCGCTGCCTTCGTGACGCCTTCTCTTCCGCAGGCTTCGAGCGCGGCGATTCCACTGCTGAGTTTGAGTGCGACAATCGCGACCACGGGCGGGACGCTGAAGGGCGGGCAAGCTTTGTATTACGCGATCAGCGCGGTGGATTCGACGGGAGCTGAAAGCGGACTCTCGTTCATCGTGCAGGCAACGCTGCCCTCGACGACGGATACAAATCAAGTGACACTCACCGGGTTTAGTTTTTCGTCAGGTTCGGCGGGGTTTCGAGTTTATCGCGGATTCAATCCGAGCCAGTTATTGTTGATCGATGCCAGCGCCGCGATCGCGGGCAGCTATACGGATTCGGGCGCAGCGACCCAACTGGTGGGACCGCCTGATCCGAATTACGATCATGCGAATTTTTATTGGCGATTGGAAATGCAACCTGAAGAAGGAGCGACGGCGGCGTCGGCGACCACCATCGGGAATAGCACGCTGGGGATGCTGACCAATGATTTCGCGGGCGACCTAGTGCGAATCACGCGAGGGACGGGAGCGACGCAGGAACGTTCGGTGGTTTCGAATACGGCCACCATCTTAACCGTGACGCCGGCGTGGACGGTGACGCCGGATACGACGAGCTTTTTCACAGTGGCGGATTCCACCTGGAACTTCGGAGGGCTGGGATCGATGAGCCCGGTGAACATCGATGTGCCGAACCGGCCTGGCGCGTCGGTGGAGATTTCGGGGCGATCGGCGAATGCGCAGAATGACGAAAGCCCGGAGGCGTTGAATCCATTAACGTCCTGGCAGATCGTCGGCGAGGCGGGCGGGGGCGTCGATACGGGAGTGCCTCCGGCGCCGATATTCGGGCTGAATCTGGTTGGTCAAGGCACGGTCGACCTGGTGGGAATCGGGTTTTCGAGCTTCACGAATACTCATACAATTTCCGCAGGGACGCTGCTGCTATATTACTGGAGCGAGCTCAACAGCCCGTCGACGTTCACGCTTGCAGCGGCGATTGCTTCGACCGATACAACCATCACGCTAAGCGCGCCGGGGAGCAGTTCGGCGGGCGATTTCCTACAAATCGAAGCGGAGATCGTCCAGGTTATTTCGGTGGTGAGTAGTCTGCAATATCAAGTGACGCGGGGCGCGGAGGGAACGACGGCGGCGGCGCACACGACGACGGTGCCGGTTTATGCGCTAGAAACCAACGTCAGTATCGTGCCGTTTGTGAGCGGATTTTTCGGGAGTCCGGCGAGCGGCGATTATAGCTACTCGGTGTTTTTGCCGGACGTGAGGATCGCCGCGGCGGCGCTGTTCATGACCAACGTTTATGGGGGCGGCCCGCAGACGCAGGCTGCTTTCGTGGCCACGGTGGATCAAGGGCTGCGGACGCTTTCGGGAGGTCAGCTTTCGCTGCAAGTGGAAGGTTACCTGGCGACGCAAACGGACGCGACTCCGCCGTTAGTGGTGGAGGCGACGGAGGCGATGCGCGATATTTTCGCGGTGGTGGGCGAAGCGCCTAGCGGCGGTCCGATCGAAATGCAGTTGCGGCAGGGCAGCACGGTGTTCTGCACGCTGACGATCGCGGACGGGGCGA